GTTATGGGTTCATCGCAGATCAGAAAAACTGGTCAGCGTGGTGAAATTGGGCGTGATCGTCGTAAGTCAGAACCTGAGAAGAGAAGAATGAAGGCGGTTGGAGGTGGCAAGATGGTGCCAGCAAAACCGTATAAGTCCCGTAAGGATATTGGACAGCAGAGAACTGCTGCTTCAAGAGTACAACAACCAACTAAAGAGCGCGGTAGCTCTGAAGTCAAGCAATCGTATGCTGACAAAGTAAGAGCAGAAAGAAAGAAGGCAGCACAAGCAAGAATCGCAGCGAAGAAATCAGGTGGAGAGGTAAAGAAAGACACCACATCTTCAAAGGATAAAGAGAAAGCAGCAAGCAAATTGTTGAGTAAGAAAGCACCAGCAAAGAAAACTGCCCCTGGATATAAACCCCAGAAAGCATCAGGATATTCTAGAGACGAACGTCGCAAATTGAAGAGAGCAGGTGACAGATTGGTGCGTGACATTCGCAAAGGTACAGAGAAACCTGCAAGTCACTATAAACCATAACATTCTCTGAGAGGCATCTAGAAGCGCCTGTAACACCGTTGCAGGCGGTTTTTTGCATATTCACACACTTGAAGACTAATTCTTACTGTAGCCCCTAAAGTGTGCTATAATTGAAGCACTGAAGCATCGTTATGACCTTTACTCTCCGTCAGCACCAGCAAGAAATGCTCAGTGCAATGCAGTGCAATGACAAAGGTTACATCACCTGCGGAACTGGTGGTGGCAAAACCTATACGATGATCACTGATTCTCGTCGGTTTCTTACACCTGGCAGCGTCATCGTTATTGTTGCTCCTCAGTTGCTTCTTGCTAAGCAACTGTTCACTGAGTTTGACTATCACCTGTCTGATGTAGATTTTGTCTACCGTCAGGTTTCTTCTGAACTTGAAACATTTCAGCGCGACCGTCGCAACTTAAAGTTCAGAACTAAAGTTCAACCACAGTCACCATCTACAACTGTTGCTGACATTCAAGACACTCACAGAATCGCACAGAAAGCAGATCGTCCTCTGATTCTCTTCACCACCTACAAGAGTCTTGAGCGGGTTGTATCTGCTAATCTGAAGATCGATGCAGTTTATTTTGATGAAGCACACAATGCTGGCGATAGTAACTGCTTCCCTCATGTCAAGACTATCAGTGCAACTGCTGATCATTGCTACTTCTTTACTGCAACTCCCCGCCGCAGTGAGTCTACTACTGGAGCAGGATTTGACAATGCTGAAGTCTATGGTCAGAACATCTGCAACGTAAAGTTCATGGACCTGATCAGCTCTGGGTCTATTGTTCATCCTTACCTGCACCTGCAAGTTTCTAATGCTTCTGCTAAGAATCTTGATGAGGTTTCTACTGATGTTGACGCAATCATGGAGACCGTCAATTACTATGAAGTTCAGCATTATGATACTGGAGCACACAAGATTCTGGTTGCATGTCGCGGCACTAAGAATATCCAGGACATTCGCAACTCTATCATGAAGTGGGCAAATGCTAAGGGTTATGATGTTCTGACTGTCGATTCTGTCAACGGTGGTTACATCAACGATGAGAAGATTTGCAGTGGTTCTGATAAAGGTAAGTTCATCACTAAACTTGATGAACTGGGTCAGGATCTGACTCAGAAGATGATTGTCCTGCACTATGATATGCTGGGTGAAGGTATCGACGTGAAGGCATTTACTGGCACTATTTTTCTTCGCAACATTTCTTCTAACATTAAAGCAGTTCAGGCAATGGGTCGAGTCATTCGCTCCTCTCCTGGCAAAAAGTATGGCATCGTAACTATCATTCAACATGCTGATGATACTGATGATGCGTTCTCTGCCATCAGAGATATTGTTCATCAACTTCTTAGCATGGGTGTCCCTGTCGATGGTATTCTGACCGAGGCATCTGGACGCGGCAAAGAAGATGAAGTCATTGAAAATCTTGAAGAAGACATTCGCAAGCGCATCAATGATTATGACATTCAATGGCAACACACTCTTAAGATTGATGAGATCTTGAGTCAAGATGAAGAGGATATGGCATTCTAATGCTAACTGTAGCCTCCAAACTGTCCTATTATTACAAGCAACGCCCCACATATTATGACTGCCACCATGATCAGCAAATTTGAAGCGGCACGGATTAAGTTCCGCGATAGTTTCAACAAGGGTATCACCCCTGTTGACGGTCGGCAACCTATCCCCGATGAAATTGCTGTGGCAATGGTTCAAGAACTTGACCTGCCTAAAGATGCTCTGATCGGTGTTTATGATGCTTTTCTGATTCTCTCCACTCACCTCAAAGAGGCAGGTTACACTAACATTGTCCTGCTTGAGAATGATCATCGTGGTTTGACATCTGCACAGGAACAATACTACAATAAAGTCAAAGCAGTGTGTGAAAAGAGTGGCATTAAATACTATGTTCCTCCCATGAACAACTACAATCGGTGTGATATGAAATTTGATGCAATTCTTGCCAATCCTCCTTATCAATCTGGAAATGGTTCTGGTGATAAGCGTGGCAGTGCGACTAATCCTCTCTGGTGGCAAATCACCAAAACAAGTGTTTCTCTGCTCAAAGAGAATGGTATTCTGAGTTTTATCACCCCCACCAACATTCTCAGTGGTGGAGACATCTTCACATCTTATGTTTTTGGTGCAGATCGTAAGGTTGATTTGCGCAAGGTTGATTTTACTGCTGGGCAACAATTCAAGGGTATTGGAACACAGATTTGTCGTTGGGTTGCTAACAATACTGTAACTGAAGGTAATGTAGTTAGTGTTAATGACGGCCGCGAACTGCTGACTGCTGATGTCATCAAGTTGAGTGATAATGTCATGCTGGATAGCATTCTCATGACTCTGTTTTACTCTAATGTTGATAAGTTCATCTTCAACAGCAAAGATCAATATCATGTCAATAATGTTGAGCGTTATCTTAAAAAGAATGGTATGCCTGTTGAGTGGGCAAAAGATCTGAAAGAAACGCAAGATGATGTATATAAGTATCCCATCAACATGAATGGGAAGATTAAGTTTACTCGGGTCAAGTGGAAGTGCAAAGGTGACTGGAAAGTTTTCTATCCACAGTTGCAAGTACCTGCACAAATCACCATTGCAAATGATGTTGAAGCATCACCCGCAACTCTTACCATGGTCTGTGATTCTGAGCAAGATGCTATCGCAGTTCAACGTAACTTGTCCTCTCCAGAGTATCGTTGGATTGTAGATTCCACTCGTCAGGGTGGACGTGTGACCTGGATTCTTTCTCACTTTCCTAATGCTCCCATTGAAGAAGTTCTGACCGCTGATCAACTCTCTTACATCAAATCTCAACTCTCCTGATCATGCAACTGCAACACACATTTGGTTTTGACTGTGAAGAGATTGACTCTCTAATCTCTGACAATAAGTTAGATTCATTCTTGAAAAAGTTGGTTGACCTTGGTAAGAAGCAAGATCCAGATTTCTATGATCCATTGAAGTTCATGGGAGACGGATTTGAATGGTTCGTTGAATACTTCTTCAAGTTTTTCAATGGGGATCATACTCTAACATATACAGCAAATTATGAACCAAACTTCGATTATGATCGTGGTATTGATGGACGTGGACTCTCCACAATTGACGGACTGCCCAATGTAATTCAATGCAAATTCAAGGCAAATCCTAACACCCAGTTGACCAATGCAGACAATATCTCTAACATTGCTGCTGATGCAACTATGAACGAGGGACTGCAATATAATGGAAAGAATGTTATAATAGTGACATCATGTAAGGGCGTTCATCCTAAACATGCCATGGCAAATGTTCATTGCATTGATAGGGAGAAGATGGCAAGACGTGTCGATAATAATGTCATTTTCTGGAATGATCTACGCAGCATCGTTAAGGAGCAATATGCCTAAAAATACACACAATTCAACAGTAGGATCAGATATTGAAAGGTCAGATGAAAGAATCGATCTGACTGGTGAGGTATTCACTCCTATGGAATTATGTGCAGAGATGGTATCTGAACTGCCTCAATCGATGCTGCAAAATGCAAAGAGCACATTTTTGGACCCCGCAGCGGGGTCAGGGAACTTCCTACTAGCACTGCAAGCAGAATTATTGAAATATCACTCTTTACAACATATCAACGATAATATGCTTTATGGAGTAGAACTTATGGAGGATAATCATGCAGAGATGTGTAAAAAACTGGGTGTTTCAGTAGATCACCCTCACTTTGTCTGTGCTGATGCAACAAAATACGATTATTCTTTCGGAGAACCTGTAGGTTTAGAAGCGTTCTTCTAATACTAACTGTAGCCTCTAAAGTGTCCCTGTAGTGTAAGCACACGATTCGTTTATGACTCGTCCCACTGTTGTTATGGAACGTGAAGATTATGCTGCCACCTTTGAACTTTTGTTCCTTGATGTGAAAGCACGTTTTCGGATTCATAACTACGAAGTGAAGAAACTGACAGAAGATCTTTCTCTTCTGTTCAATGTTATCACCGATAAAGCATACTATGCTGCGATAGATCGGTGAATATAAAGGGGAGGAGTAATCCTCCC